GGTTGTAGAAAATACTCTAAAAATAATAAGGCTGAATTAGTAAAACTTTTAGAAAAATGTAATACAGCTAGAAGAATACATAAGACTTTACTTGAAAAGTCTAGACCTACACATGTTAAAAAAAAGTCTAGTCCCCCTGCTAAAAAAAAGTCTAGTCCCGGTAAAAATCCTAGTGCTGCTGGTGCCGCTGGTAAAAATCCTAGTGCTCGTGCTCTTTCTGCTGGTGCTGGTGATTATGGTAGTCCATACCCACGTGATGGTGCCGCTGGTAAAAAACCTAGTGCTGGTGATATGCCTGCTGCCACTGCTGGTGATGTTTTCGATAACTCTTATCTAATGACTGAAATTTCAAATTATCTACCAAATAATGACTTAGGAAATACATTAAAAACTCGTAAAAATATGAAACAAAATGTTTATAACATAAATGAACGAAAACAAAAGAGTATAGCTAAACGAAACAGAGTAAAAGCATTCGCGGAAAGATGGAGAAGCAAAGCATTAGATATACCACCAATGCCTATGTTAAGAAGACAAAGGGGAATTATTTTTGATAATGTAAGAAATCACCCAGATTATCAAACACTTATTCATTGTCGTAGGTGTAATGCAGATATTGAAGGCGAATTAAATATATATGATATAGCTGAAAGATTACGATATAATGAAATAAATGGTTTGGCAACCGTACCCATATTTATTTGCTATAGATGTGCCTTAGATTTATCTTTACAAACAGGATTTATAAGAAGAAATTAAATATTCATTTGTAATAAATTATTTGTTTAATGTTGGAAAATGATATCTAAATTTCCAAAGTTTTTGTTTATTGTTTTTAAGAAACATTTTGTATTTTTGGTCCCAAACACTACACCAATTATCACAACTATAATCGCTGTTTTTAACTAAGTAGTTAGATGAAGAAATATAAGGTTTACGGGTAGTCATTCCACCTGTAACGAAAAATACCATATCTAATACATTTTGATACATTACCCATTCATAACTATCACACGAAAATTCCATGAACCATTTAAAACCTTGTTTCGGTGAAATACCACTTAATACCATATAGTTTCCAATGTACATTAGTCTTCCGATATGATGAATATAACCAGTATCTATACCAGAAACAATTAAGTCATCTATTGGTTTAATACCTAATGTTCCATTATACCATTGTTTGGTTAATTTCTTGTTGAGATTAAAATAATTGTGTTTCGAGAAATCTATATATGTGTAAGTATATCTTTGATATTCTCTCCAAAATAGCTGTCTTAAATATCCTTCAAAACTATTTTCTCTAACTTTTTTATAAACTTTATGTAATTTTTCTATTATCTCTCGTGGGTTTAACAAACCTATGTTGATACTGGCAGATAACACTGAATGAAACATAAAGTTTTCATCTTGCTTAACGAAATCTTGGTATGGTCCAAAATTGTTTAATTTCTTTGTTAAAAAGTTGTTAAACCAAACGAGTGTAGATTTGTGTGTAATTGGATATATAAAGTTATTTGTATTACCTAAATTTTTACTGAAATGTTTGTTGACATATGTTGTTGCTTCTGTTATTAGTTTTTTGTCGTTAGCAGAGTGTATTTGTTTTAATTGTGGTATTTGTTGTTTGTTTTTGAATGTTTCTCTATTGTATTTATCTAGTGACTTTAGTTGTGGATAAATATCTAGTTGTTGTTTAGACCATAGGTAAAAGTTATTGAACTTAAAACTTTTTGTTTTATTTCTGTATAATTTGTAATCATTACTTGTTAGTAAAAAATTGGGTGATTCTAAAATATCTATGTGTTTTGGTAATTTCATTTTATTGATTGGATCGAACATACACATATTGGTTTTGAATGTAAATTGTTGATTGAAATTAATGTATTGAACTTTGTATTTTTTGTTGGTTAAATATTGTTGGTAATATTTCATTGATGCTCTATGTAGTATTAATTTCTTTTTATTGAAATTATACTTTGTGAAATAATCAGGATGTTCCCACAAAATTATATGTGTTATATCGAGATTAGAAATATATTTATTGCTAAATAGTTGATTAGGTAATAACAGTAATGTTTTCATTTATTGATTATATTGTTTAATTATTTTGTTGAGTTTTTATATTATACTATTTAAAATAAATTATGGAATTTGATTATAATGATGTTGAAATAATACACCAAAATAATGTAGATGAACATTGTATAATATGTCTTGACGAAACTAATTTTATTAAAAATATATTGTGTGATTGTGTTTACTACTATCATATCAATTGTTTTTTTGATTGGATTAAGTCAAAAGATGCTAAGTGTATGTTGTGTAAAAAGCCGGTTGTAGTTAATCCAATTATAAATAATAACATAAATATACAGATTTTAAATATTAATATAAATCCCAACATAGTTAAACCTATTTTTACAAGTGTTCCAATGATTATATATAAACATAATCATTCAATAATTAGTAAGAGAATTGAAAAATATTTATTTAAGGTTGATTATACTTTTTTTCTTAATCTATCTCCAAATGAGTTGTTAGATTTTTTAAAAACTAAAATAAATATTCCAAGGCAAAATTTTAGATATAAATGGAAAATTATTCACAATAACTTAGACTACACGATTAGTTTGACTTATGACATAGAATTATGTGGTATCATATACGAAATAACTAGAGAAAACTTGTGTTTAAACAATAGTTTATTATCCAATAGTATTCCTAAACAAAATCAAATAATTATTATCAATAATTATGTAGAAGAGAAAAAAGAAGACGAAGAAAAAAGCGACGAAACAAGTTTATATAGAAGTTATCCAACTTTTAGGAGACATGTTTCTATATTTTTTAGTTGTAGTTTAGTATCGATTATGTTATATATACTAACAGTTATATCAGCTTCACACAGTAGTTTGTAAATTATCTCATAGAATGAAATTGTAAAATAACAGCATTTCTTTCACCTACACCTGTTACTAAATTAGGTTTATGTTCGATATCACCACTAAAAACCAATAAATCATTTTCTTTTATTCTAATTAGTTTTTTCTCACCGTTAGAATTGATATAACACAAATTACCTCCTTTAATTTTATCACTTTTTTTAATGTAAAATATACAAGTTTCAACATTACCTTCTCCTAGACTATCATCAGCATGATACTTCATACTAGGATCCATTTGTGAACTTTTTTGGTTTACTTTGTAACTAGATATAAACATTCTTCCCTTATTTTTAATACGAAGACCAGTTGATGTTACTAAATCGTATGCCAACATTTGTATAGGTTTTAACATTGCTGATAGTCTACGATAACTATTGTCACCATTTTCAAAATAAAAGTCTAACATAACTTCTCTTCCTTTTTGACCTAACATTTTGTTAACATCATTAAACAATCTATTTTTCATGTTTCCTTTGAAAATTCTTCCATTAATACTTTTGTATTTAGTAAATTTCCAACTTGGTACCAAATACTTGTTATATTTAACTTTATCTAACATTTTTAAATCATCTCGAGTAGTTGCCATTTATATATATATTCACAAAAATTATATAATTAATTTTAATTATATAATATTAATAACTTATTTTAATCACATCACAACACTAAACTACACTACACTACCTACAATATTCTTAATTACATATAATATATGTATAAAAGCATGATAAAAGCTTGACATTTATGATAATACTAGGTGGATTATAGTTTATTCCTGATGTAATAGAAGTAATTATATTAGGTATGTTTGTAGGTGTGTTTGTAGGTGTGTTTGTAGTAGGTAAATTTGTAGTAGGTAAATTTGTAGTAGGTAAATTTGTAGTAGATGTGTTTGTATATTGATTATTAACAGAAAATACAGGATCATAAACTAATTTATTTCCAAAATAAGGAAATAAGTAGTTTATGTTTATAATTTTTTCTGTAGAATAAGGACTAGGACTAGGTCCCAAAAAAGGACTAGGAGAAGGACCAGTCGAAGGACTAGGACCATAAGAATTTTGTGTTTCACTAATTGGAACATACAAATTATTAGTAAAAGTATCTTCTACACTCATGTAAACATCACACATATTAAAACCGCACAAGGCACTTTTGTTAATAGGAGAACTCATACTTAACAAACCCATATCTAAAGTAATTATTTCACTATCTCTAGTTTGTTGAACTCGACTATTAAAATTAAATAGTTTTAAACTGATACCAATGTTCATTTTATTGGTTTTGCTTTTCCATAACCAATTGTTTAAAACTATGTTAAATTTCAATTGGTTTTTGTCTAACTCCATTACACCTAATCTAGTTTTATTGTTAACGACAAATACTTCAACAATTAGTTGTGATTCTATCGTTTGTTTTTTGAGTTTACTAGTAATGTAAGCACTGAAATTGAATTTAGCGACATTTACAGGAGGATTTCCATAAACACCCTTAGATACTCGACCTGGTACAAAAAGACTTGAAGCCAGATTTTCTTTAAAATGTTTAGGTACCTTTTTTCCGTTAATATCTGTTTCTCTTATATAATTTAAACTAAGTTCTAGCTTGTTTACATCTTTACAATCTGGATATAGTAAAATTTTACCTGATTTTCCAATAATTTTATTACACAATTTAACAGATAAAACATTAGTAATTAAACTTATTATCAATAATATTTTCATCATAATATATGATTTAATTAATTGAAATATGTAATAATCAATTTTATTTTATTATATAAATGAAAGATTGTAAACAACTAACTAATTATGATTTTTTAAAATCAGGCTTAAGTAAAAATAAATTACTTTTATTGTTAAAACTATGTAGATATTGTATTTATAACGACATTGGTAATAAAAAGTTTGTAAGTGATGTATATATGTTGTTGACTAGCAAAAATGTAGTGTTTAGAGAATCTAATCAAATGAAACATTACAATCAAATACAAAATATTAATAATGTTACAGATATAGAAATTAACGAAAGAAAATTTTTCCGATTACAAAATCAAGTTTGTAAAAAGTCTAAAAGTGATTGGAAATCCTATGGTACAAACAACTATAAACAAATAATATTAAATGAATACATGTTTAATCCAGCAACAAATTTTAGAGGTATGACTATAACTAATGAAGGTATAAATGTTATGATTAAAGGTATTAATTATAATCTTAAAAAAACACAAATGATAGGTGAAGGAACTTATGGAGAGGTATTTTTAATTGAAGATAAACTACACAATTGTCAATTAGCTGTAAAAATAGAAATACAAGAGAGAGGTGATAAATTTTTTAGAGACGAGTCTATCATATACAAAAAACTACAACAAAAAAATTGTAAAATAATAGATATTAACTATATTGGTGTATTTAAAAAAGATCCCTATGTTTCATATCATTACCATGTAATGAATAAATATGAGGGTGATTTGAACAAATTAGTTGGTAAAGTTACACCTAAACAAGTGCTAAGTATAGTAAATGAAATTAGAAAACAATTTATATGTTTATTAGAACAAGACCTAGTTTATGCAGATTATAAATTAGCAAACATATTATATTCATGTCCTTTCAGAAATAATTATGATAACATAAAGGTGTATATAGCTGACTTAGGGAGTATGTTAATACGAGATGAAGAATATATAGCAACCTATCCTCCATATGAATATAGAGATGGTGCAGGATATTTTAAATTGAATACTTACAATGAAAAAGCAAGTACACTTAGTTGGGGTATAGGTATTTTATTGTTTACTTTTATTCCCAATATAGCTGATACAATATGGTTTAGATATTTATCTCAAATATCACGACAAGAGTTGTCAAGATTTAATAAAATTATACAAGACTATTACAATTTACCTAATAGTAATTACTTAAGTAGTAATCCTAAAACACGAACAAGTCTTAAAAAATCTTTAATTAATTAAATAATATATATAATAAATAATAAATAATGAATAGTATTACTAAATTTTGTGAAAAACCAACAATTACTAATTGGAATAAGATTTCTCAAATAAACAAAAATACAATGATTGATATAGCAGTGCATTGTTTAAACAACAACATAGGAAATAAAAATATTGCGAAAAAAATTGTATCATATAAAAAATCACATCTCCAAAAACCTATAAATTTGATGGAAGTTTATAAAACTACTCAATCACGAGTAAATTTGTCAAATTTAATTAAGCAACACCTAAGTTCAATCAATAATAAAGCATCTGGAGATTGGTGTTTAGAGGGAAAAAACTCAAAATTACTTGAAAAAATTGTATTAACACAAAAATTGTTAGGAAATTTTTTCGGTACTACTTATTCTGCTAGTTTCCGTCATGATAATTTATACAAATTCGCTGTTAGATTAAGCCGTGTAAATGAACATATAATTATAAATGGAAAAATTCGAAAAAGTCGAAGGTATGGTATGGAATATTTCTATTTTAATGATTTAATTAATCCTTTAGTCGTTAAGGGTATTTGTCCTAACTTACCATTGTTATATGATACTTTCACATGTAATGATTGTTTGTTTTCGTGGGGTCGAGTTAAAAATGGTGAACAAGATGTAGAACCACAAGAACATCGTAATTGTTTAATATTTTTAACTGAATTATCAACTTATGGTACTATGAAAAACTGGATAAAAAAATATAATAGAAACCCTAGTGAAAATCAAATGTTTAGTGCCTTGTTTCAAATAATGGCAGGAATACACACTATTCAAACTAAGTTACAATTAATTAATAGGAGGATAGACAGAGACAACATTTTAGTACATAAGGTAAAACCAGGAGGATATTGGGAATATGTCGTATACGGTAAAAAATATTATGTTCCTAACTATGGAGAACTCTTTGTAATAAAAGAATTTAATGCTTCAATATATTATAGTCCATATACTGATAGAGAAGATAGGGTAGAACCATTTGATGGACATGATTTTGATGATATAGTAAATAGTAGTTTAGGTCAAAGAGTAATAGTTAGAATACGTGATAATAAACCATTATATCCAATTGATGTTATACCTAGTACCACAGCAGATACAAAAGTAAACCTAAACACTAACAAAATACACGATAATTTAGAATTAACACAAAATCAAAAAGATTACCTAAAACAAAAAAATATAACAACAGATATAAATTCCAAAAATTTCTATAATCACCCAGATATAGTGCCACCAATACAATTTATGTTTGACACACAAGATGGTATGAGTATGTTTACAGGAGGAGCACGAGCATCAGCATGGGGAGATCCGTTTCATAAAGATATGCCTATAACTAAAAAAATGAAAGGTCTACTTCGAGAATATGCTCTACATATACAACACATGTATGAGGGACGTCCCGAAGAAATATTAGCCGGTTATTTCATTCAAGAATTTTTTAGTATCCATAAAGACTATACACAAAAACCAAAAGGTAAAATTATACAAACATTTAATATTTCATAATTTCTAATAATATATATAATAAATAATAAATAATGAATAATAAATAATGAATAGTATTACTAAATTTTGTGAAGACCCAACAATTACTAATTGGAATAAGATTTCTCAAATAAACAAAAATACAATGATTGGTATAGCAGTACATTGTTTAAACAACAACATAGGAAATAAAAATATTGCTAAAAAAATTGTATCATATAAAAAATCACATATCCAAAAACCTATGGATTTGTCTTTAGTTTATACAACTACTCAATCACGAGTAAATTTGTCAAATTTAATTAAGCAACACCTAAGTTCAATTGTTAAAGTATTTGGAGAGGTGTGTGTAAATGGAAAAAACACAAAATTACTTGAAAAAATTGAATTAAAAAAATTATTGGGACTTGGTGTTTGGGGTAATGTTTATTCTGCTTGTTTACCTAAACCTTGTAATGATAATTCCTACAATTTCGCTATTAAATTAGCTAAAATGAGAAAACCATCTTTTAAATGGAATAGTATTGTCAAATTTCAACAACCTTTTCACGAATATTTCTTATTAAACGATTTAATTAAACCTTTAGTCGTTAATGGTATTTGTCCTAACTTACCATTGTTAATTGATACTTTTAGTTGTCGTGATTGTGAATTCACATTCCATAAAAGTACTTCAATATCATATCCTGATGAAACATTAATAAAATCTCGTGATAACTGTTTAATATTTTTAACTGAATTATCAACTCTTGGTGATATGAAAAACTGGATACAAAAATATAATAGAAACCCTAATGAAGAACAATTATATAGTGCCTTATTTCAAATAATGGTAGCAGTACACACTATTCAAACTAAGGTACAATTAGTAAATGGTGATATGAAATCAGAAAATACTTTAGTATATAGTGTGAAACCAGGAGGGTATTGGGAATATGTTGTATATGGTACAAAGTATTATGTTCCTAACTACGGACAACTATTTATCTTAAACGATTTTGGTACATCAAGTACTTATAGTCCAGATAATGATCTAACAATATTAAAAAAAGTAAAAGATTCTTCATTAGGTGACAGATTTAAAATAATAATAAATGGAAAATATTCTGTTGCATCTGCAAAAAATGGTGTTAAAAGAGATTTGTTGATATCTTATGACAAAAATCAAAAGAATGGGTATAATATAATAGAATCATTTTATACTAATAGACAAACAATTGATTTAAAAACTCAACAAATAAATGACGGTAATATACAATTAACACAACAACAAAAAGACTATTTAACACAAAAAAATATAACAACAGATACAAAATCAAAAAATTTCTATAATCATCCAGATATAATACCACCAACATATTTTAATAGCGACACACAAGATTGTATACGTATGTTTCTTGGTGAGTCGTGTGTAGCACAACCAGGAGCACATACAAAAATAAATATAACTAAAAAATTGAGAGATCAACTTAGTAATTATACTAATGTTGTTAAAGCACCTCATATGGCAATGTTTACAAGACCCCAAGATGAAATAGCCGGTTATTTCATTCAAGAATTTTTTAGTATCCATAAAGACTATACTAAAAAACCAAAAAATGGTAAAATCATACAAACATTTAATATTTCATAATTTCTAATATTAACGATTAACATTAATGTATATTATTATATTGTTGTGTTTGTATGTGTTTGTGTATTAAGTGGTATTCTTAATCATAATATTAAATAATATTAAATAATATTTAATATTAATAAATAATGAATAGTATTATTAAATTTTGTGAAGACCCAACAATTACTAATTGGACTAAGATTTCTCAAATAAACAAAAATACAATGATTGGTATAGCAGTACATTGTTTAAACAACAACATAGGAAATAAAAATATTGCGAAAAAAATTGTATCATATAAAAATTCACATCTCCAAAAACCTGTTGATTTGTCTTTAGTTTATAGAACTACTCAATCACGAGTAAATTTGACAAATTTAATTAAGCAACACCTAAGTTCAATTGTTAAAGTATTTGGAGAGGTGTGTGTAAATGGAAAAAACACAAAATTACTTGAAAAACTTGAATTAAAAAAACTATTGGGATTTGGTTGTTTTGGTAATGTTTATTCTGCTTGTTTACCTAAACCTTGTGATGATAATTCCTACAATTTCGCTATTAAATTAGCTAAATTAAAGAAAAATGAATTTAGATGGAATAGAATTGTTGAATTTCGACAACCTTTTCACGAATATTTCTTTTTAAACGATTTAATTAAACCTTTAGTCGTTAATGGTATTTGTCCTAACTTACCATTGTTAATTGATACTTTTACTTGTAATGATTGTGAAATAATTACACCCCAATTTGATAAAAATAAATATACTCATGATAAAATATCTAGTGGTAATAATTGTTTACTATTTTTAACTGAATTAGCAACTCTTGGTGATATGAGACACTGGGTAAATTCTAAACCTAAACCTAATGAAGATCAATTATATAGTGCCTTGTTTCAAATAATGGTAGGAATACACACTATTCAAACTAAGCTACAATTAGTAAATGGTGATATTAAATCAGATAACATTATAGTATATAATGTAAAACCAGGAGGGTATTGGGAATATGTTGTATATGGTAAAAAGTATTATGTTCCTAACTATGGACAACTATTTATCTTAAACGATTTTGGTACATCACAAACTTATAGTCCAGATTATAATCTAATAGGTGCAAAAAAAGAGAAAGAGATTGGTTTAAGTCAAAGAAATAAAATAATAATAAATGGAAAATATTCTATTGCAAATTCGAAGTTTGGTGCATTATTTCAGGGTTCTATAATAGCTTATAATAAAAAAAATCCTGACACGTTTGATGTAATAGAACATTATAAATGGGCATATACACATATTGACATAAAAACTCAAGAAATATATGACGGTGGTTTAGAATTAACACAACAACAAAAAGATTACTTAAGACAAAAAAATATAACAACAAATACAAAATCCAAACAATTCTATAATCACCCAGATATAATACCACCAGGTAATTTTATTATAGATACACAAGATTGTATACGTATGTTTCTAGGATGGCCTAAAGCATCCCAGCGCAATCAACGGCATCCAAGAATAGATATAACTGAAAAAATGAGAAATCAACTTAGTGTTTATGGTATGGTTGGTGTTTTACTACCTAGGTTCCATAGGTCTACAAGACCCCAAGATGAAATAGCCGGTTATTTCATTCAAGAATTTTTTAGTATCCATAAAGACTATACACAAAAACCAAAAAATGGTAAAATCATACA